GGGACAATTTCTCAAGCACCTTCGGCGTTCACGAGTTTGATTTTCACAAGCGCATGAAGGCGCTTATCCTGCCTGACCGCATCCCGGCACGTTATCGTTTTAGCCTCGACTTTGAGGGGTCAGCGCTGTCTGAGTATGGCGAGCAGCACAAGCACCTGCACATCATGGAGATGGAGAGCGGCCAGATTGGCGCGTTCCCCAATAACCGCGTGGTTTGGTGTGACTCAGCGTTTTGGGAGCCGCTGAAGGAGCGCCCCGATTTCCTTGCCTTGGCCGGCGAGTATATGGCTGAGTGAATGAACGCTGAGCTCAATTACGACGAACTATTGAAGGAACTGCTGGCCCGTGAAGAGGCTATGGTGTCGCTGGCGTCGTACATTGAGCACGTCAGTGGGCGGAAACCGCCCCCGCACTTGAAGTTGGTGTGTGACAAGCTGGATGCGGTTCTTGAGGGCAAGACGAAGCGGCTGATGATCTCGATGCCGCCTGGCCACGGGAAGTCGTTCACGGCTTCGCACTATTTCCCGGCGTATTTACTGTCGAAGCACCCTGAGCGGAATGTGATCTTCAGCACGCACAAGCAGGAACTGTCGGACAGTTTTGGCTTGAAGGTGCGCAATACGATCAAATCGGACGAGCACCGGCGGATTTTCCCTGAGAGTGGGATTTCGACGGACAAGACGGCTGCTGGCGAGTGGATGACGATCCAGGGTGGTGGTTACCACGCGACGGCGGTGGGTGCGAACGTGACTGGCCGGCGCGGTGACATCCTGATTGGGGATGACCTGTTGTCGGGGATCATGGCGGCTGAGTCTGAGAACGAGCGGAAGAACCTTTGGGCTTGGTACGGCGCGGATTTCTTTACGCGGCGCAAGAACCAGGACACGCCGATCATATTGATCGGGACGCGCTGGCACCTGAGTGACCACATGGGTCGCTTGGACCAAGGCGAGCGTGACGGAGACGGTGAGAAGTGGGATCGGGTTGTGCTCCCAGCGATTGCCGTTGAGAAGGACATCCTCGGTCGAAAGGTCGGGGAAGCCCTGTGGCCGGAGCAGTTCCCAGAAGAGGAACTGGAGAAAATAAGAAAACAGCCGAGCACGACTCGGCGGATATGGTCGTCGCTCTATCAGCAGAATCCGGTGGTGGATGCTGGTGGGATCATCGACCAGACGTGGTGGAAGTGGTGGAAGCAGCGAGAGCCACCGAATGTTCAGTACGTTCTTCAGGCGTGGGACACGGCGCTGACGGCTAATAAATCGTCGGCGTACAGTGCTTCCACGACCTGGGGGGTCTTTGATGACGATAACGGAATACCCAACCTGATCCTGTTATCGACGTGGCGGGGTCGGGTTGAGTGGCCGATTCTGCGGCGAATGGTGCAGCGGATGGCCACTGACTACCGGGACGATAACTATAATGTCCCGATCCGGGCAAGCACTTCAAGGAAGCCGGATACGATCTTGGTGGAGGCGAAGGCGAACGGGCAGATGTTGATCCACGACCTGGCGAAGGCTGGGATTGTGGCGACGAAGTTTAACCCGGATAAGTATGGTGATAAGATTGCGCGTGTTCGGCTAGTGACGGACTTGATTGAGAATGGCAGGGTGTGGTTACCTGCGTCTGCTCCAACCTATGAGAGGCTTCGTCCGTGGGCAGAAGAGTTTATGGAGCAGTGTACGCAGTTTCCAGCTGCGGATTCGCGGGACTGGGTTGATACGATGACGATGTCGTTCCTAAGGATTAAGCAGTCTGGCTGGGTTGCCAATACTGACGACCCCACGGAAATGCGATATGATACCCCGCTAGAACGCGGTGCGTTTTACTGATAGGAATGGACATGGCCAGAAAACCGCTCCTGAGTCTTGCAGATGTTGAGCGTCCCCGCTTTGAGGGGATTGGTGGTCCTGACGCTCCGTTGCCGGATGATGGTATTGACATCGAATTGCCCGATGATGAGGGCACGATGGTTGATGGGGCTATGCTCACGGAAGAAGACGACGGTGGCGTAACCGTTGATTTTGAACCTGAGGAAGAAGACAAGGGCGATCCAGAGGATCACGACGCGAACCTAGCTGAGTTCATGTCGGACATGGATTTGTCGGGCCTTGGCGAGCAGCTGATGAGCGGCGTCGAGGATGACAAGGACAGCCGTGGCGAGTGGGAAGCCACGATGCAGCGCGGCATTGAGCTCCTGGGCCTGAAGATTGAAGAGCGCACGACGCCGTTCCAGGGCGCGTGTGGCGTGTTTGACCCGCTGATGGCTGAGGCGGTTATTCGTTGGCAGGCTGTGGCTCGAGGCGAGCTCATGCCGTCGATGGGTCCGGTGAACACGCAGGTGGTTGGGGTTTCGACGCCGGCGATTGAGGACCAGGCCAGCCGGGTTAAGGACTGGATGAACCTGTACCTGACGCAGTTAGCGCCGGAGTACTACGAAGAGTTCGACCAGATGCTGATGTGGCTGCCGTTGGTGGGCAGCACGTTCAAGAAGATTTATCAGGATCCGGTGCTGGGGCGTCCTGTGGCGCGGTTCATTACGCCTGAGAACTTCATTGTCTCGTATGGCACCAGCGACCTGACCACGTCTCAGCGGTACACGCACGTCACTTCGATAACGAAGAAGCAGCTTCGCCTGTCGCAGCTTGCGGGTATGTATCGGGATATTGACCTGGGTGAGCCTCAGGAGGACTTGGATCAGGGTACACCCGTAAGGGCGGCCGTGAACGCTACTCAGGGTATTAATCCGGGCGCTGAAGGGTCGGATGAGTACCGCATATATGAGGTGTACGCAGATTTGGACCTGCCTGGGTTTGAGAACCTGGACAATATTCCGCTGCCGTACACGGTTTCGATTGATGAGGAGAGCCGTAAGGTTCTAGGCATTCGTCGGAATTGGAAGCAAGGCGATGTTGCGTTTGCGAAGCGCGATCGCTTTGTCCACTATAAGTTCATCCCAGGTTTGGGCTTCTACGGTTTGGGTTACGCTCACATTCTGGGCAACTCGGCCAAGACCGCGACGAGCATCCGCCGGCAGCTGATTGATGCTGGCACGCTCAACAACTTCCCTGGTGGCCTACGGGTCAAGGGGATGCGTATCGAGGACAACAACCTCGGGATTGGCCCGACAGAGTTCCGTGAAATCGACACGGGCGGCCTGCCGATTCAGAACGCAATCATGCCGATGCCCTATAAGGAGCCGTCATCGGTTTCCTTAGAGCTCCTCAAGGAAACTTACGAGGGTGCTCGCGGGCTAGCCAACACCGCTGAGATAGCGGTTGGCGAGGGTCGTCAGGACGCACCCGTGGGGACCACTGTGGCCCTCATGGAGGCGGCGACTCGGGTGCAGTCGGCCACTCTAAAGCGCTCTCACAAGGCGCTCGACCGCGAATTAAAGATGATCGCGGAGCTCTTCGGCGAATTCCTGCCAGAAGCCCCCTATCCGTTCCCGGTTCGGGGCGGAAAAGCGGCGATCATGCGCAAAGATTTCAGCGATGAAATAGATGTGATCCCGATCAGCGATCCGAACATCTCATCGTCTGCCCAGCGCATGATGCGGGCTGAGGCTCTGTTGCGGTTTGCCACTCAGCAGCCTGATATCCATGATCTGCGCGCTGCATTCCAGCAGATGTACGTTGAAATGGGCGTTGATCCCGATCGGATTGCCATGATCCTGCCGAACAAGGAGCCAGAGCAGGAGGCCAAAGCTCTGGACCCGTTGAGCGAGAACCAGAATGCGATCGTCGGCAAGCCTTTGAAGGCGGCTGAATATCAGGATCACGACGCGCACATTGCGTCCCACGCTCCGATCGCGGAGAACAATCCGGCCCTGCAGGCGCACATCAATGAGCACCTGGCGCTGAAGATGCGCGTTCAGGTGCAGCAGATGATTGGCCAGCCGCTACCGCCTGCGGGCGAGCCGCTGTCGCCGGAGATTGAAAACCAGCTTGCGATTATGGTGGCGCAGGCGATGCAGCAACTGGCGCCCCAGTACAAGGCGCAACCAGAACAAAAGCCAGATCCGTTTGCACAGGTGGAAATGGCTAAGCTTCAGCAGCGTAATGAAGACAGTCAGCGCGATGCTGACACCAAGCTTCAGATCGCGGCTATGGATACCCGGAGCGAGGCAGAAGACCGTCAGAGCAAAGAACGGATCGCTGCTATGCGAACAGAGGCCGAAATGGTCCGTAGTCTTCCCCCGCAATTTAATGGAGGCCGCTAATGGCTGACGATTCTCAGCGGGCAAAGGCTCGCGCTACATTTGGTTCCTCGTTCTTTGAGAACTCCAAGGCTATCCCAGCACCGAAGAACTTTGCTTCGGCGCAGCAGAAGACGGCCAACAGCCGCCCGATCCCGACGTTCAAGGTCGGCGGTGCGGTGAAGAAGGCCGACAGCGGTATGCCCCGCAATCGGCCGATGCCGTATGACAAGATGGGTGCCAAGCTTCCCCGCAAGGCGGACGGCGGCCTCCCGGATGTTCGTAAGGCGGCCGTTATGCAGCGCGCAATGAATGACCAGGCTGGTTCTCCGATAACCGGCATGGGCGCTCCGCCGCTCAAGGTTATGAA